TTAATATTCAATCATTGTCTGCCGGCAATCCAGGCAGGCAATGTGAACTTCTTTGGTTGCCCGAACGGAATTACCGCAGCAGGGGCACACATATTTCCGGCTGTTGGATCTGCGTGCTGGAGGAAGGATCTGTACGCCCCCGCTGTGTGCTCCGGTTCCTGTTACAGAAACACCGAAAAACTCATTGCGGTTGAGCAGGATATCTGTCAGATCATTCTCCAGGACGAAATCCAGAAGATCATCACCGGGCGTTGTGATTGCCCAGCCGTATTTCGGATGCAGGGCGACACAGAGGCCATGAGCCTCCGCAGCCTCCTTAAACCTGCGATTGTGGTAGGTGTTGCCCCTGCTGGTATCCTGGATGCCCAGTTCGAAATTGTGATAATGAACCATCTCGTGGAGCAGTGTCGCACAGACCTCTTCTATGGGTCTTGCCAAGGTTCCGGCACCGATATTGATTTCATGGGAGACGCCGTTCGCGGAGATCCAGGTATCCGGACGGATAGAAAAATGTCCGTAGGCTTTGGGGGTGCTTTGAATGGTGATCGTCGGTCTTGAAAGTGCATTTTCAAAATAGTGCTGGTTCAGCAGGTCGAACAACTTGTTCAAATATCCCGCCACACGGTTGTAGCTGGTAAGTTGTTTCATCGTAATACCCCCTTATGAGATCACGAATCTGCGGCTTGTGGTCGCCTTGCTGTATTGAGTAAACAATTCCGCGTGAGTCAGCTTAAAAGCGGCGCTGTCGAAGCGGGTGGTGGTAACTGTTTTCCAGGTGATGATGCAGCTATTGCCATTGAGCGTTTCCGTATTCCTGGCAAGCATCTCGGCTTTCAGGGCGTCCTCGACGGCGGTGATCTCCGCTTTGACCTCAGCCTCCATATTCCGAAGCTCTCTGAGTTCCATGACCTTTGCGTCCAGTTCATTGATGCTCATGATGTTCTCCTTTTCATTTTTCAAGTTTTGTTTGTGGGTCCGTGCAGCAGTGCGACGAGAAGTACGATCAGCAGTACGCCAACCGTCAGCATGGAAACGTCCAGGCAGTTGATTTCAGGTCCATGACAGCTGAAATAGATCGCCAGGATCATCACAGGTATAAGAAGCGGCATTTTGTTTTCCTCCTTTCACAAAAATTGGGTATATTGGGTATATATAGCGTTGGGTATATATAGCAAAAGGGCTGGCAGGTGAAAAACACCTGTCAGCCCTTGAATCTTAATATTCAATTGCAGAGTGAATTTACATATTCCCAGAAATTATGCTGGGTTTCTATATTTGGACCTCATCCGGAGCGGCGGAGATATTTTACCTTCATGGCGTGGCAACACTTTGGAAATGCACTTTAAAAAAGAGGCTGACCGATTATGCCAGATGCTTCCATGACCTTTGCAGAAAACCGACGAGGACGCCGAGTAGGGTTATATGAGTTTCCTTATTGTCAAAGGACGCTTCTCTTTTCGCCTGACTGCGCCGTACAGTGACGAACGCAGGAGAGCGGCAAGTGAGGAAGCAAAGAAGCAGGGAACTTTTTTGTGAACTTTGATAAATGGTTCTGGAAACCATCCCGAACTCGTGATACAATATAATCACTTTGTGAGTAAATTTACTTGCTGGAGGGCTGGCCATGGCTGTGCAATATAATCGCCTCTGGAAACTGCTAATTGATCTAAAAATGAAGAAGACCGGATTGCAAAAAGCAGCAGGAGTCAGCGCCAATGTTATGGCACGTCTTTCAAAGGATGAATATATTTCTCTTGAGAGCCTTGAGAAGATTTGCACCGCTTTGCATTGCGGCGTCGATGATATATTGGAATTTACCCCGATAATGCCGGTGAAATGAGCACCTAATACCAGCAAAATTTTCTGGGCTTCACTATCGCACACCAAATGGCGCTGATCGCTGCTACAGCTTACAAGCTACCGATTGAGGCCTGCCGAGTGAGGAGTTAGGATACTGCTTTGGAAAAACTAATTGTGCTTGATGAATACCCGGTTCAGCCGGTACTCAAATTGCTTTTACAAGATAAGACCACAAAACAGAATATCATCTGGGCGACAGACACTTATGCTTCACTTGGTTTGGGATATGCCGCCTCCGATCAAATGGAAACTACTTTGTTCAGTGGGTTTCGGGCAGGGATCATCCAACCGAGGACGCAAAGAAGCCGGGAAGATCAGACGGCGCGGACGCGGCAAAAAGCTGAGGTATATACGCCGATCTGGATATGCAATCAGATGAATAATTTCTGCGATGAGGAATGGTTCGGGCGCAAAGACGTGTTCAACGCCCAAACGGGGACAGAAAGGACGACGATAAACGAACCGGTAATATTTCCCCCAAAAAAGAAATGGACGCAGTACATTGACTCAAGAAGGCTGGAGATTACCTGCGGCGAAGCGCCGTTTCTCGTTTCAAGATATGACGCTTCCACCGGCGAGGTTATTCCAATCAAAGACCGGATCGGGATACTGGACAGAAAGCTCCGCGTAGTGAATGAGAATACCAACACGGATGAAGAATGGCTCAAATGGACGCTGCGGGCATTCCAAAGCGTGTATGGTTACGAATACCAGGGAGACAGCCTGCTGATTGCAAGAGCAAATTTGGTAAACGCCTTTACCGAATACCTTGATGACAGGTGGCATCGCAAGGCCACAGAAGCCGAGTTAAAAAGAATTGCGAACATTGTCACTTGGAACCTCTGGCAAATGGATGGACGAACGGATGCCATACCCGGCGGCGCACTGCCACCAGAAGATTTCTACCAGCTCACATTGTTTGATGTGATGGGCGCAGAAGAAAAGCCAAAGCCGAGCGCACGATGCCGAATATTTGACTGGCGTGCCGACCAGTCTCTGACCTATTCTGAAATGAAAAGAGGTTGTTGAAGATGAAGTTTGATTTTGTGATAGGAAATCCGCCTTATCAAGATGAAACTTTGGGAGATAATAAAGGCTATGCGCCACCAGTTTACAACTATTTTCTTGATGAAGCATGCAAAGTAAGTGACTTCGTGGAAATGATCCATCCAGCTCGTTTCTTGTTCAACGCAGGAAGCACGCCGAAAAAATGGAATGAGAAAAAATTATCGGACAAGCACTTTAAGGTGTTGTTCTATGAAAACGATAGTGCCAAAGTTTTTGCAAATACATCAATTCCAGGTGGTGTTGCCATAACAGTTCAAGATAACAAACGGTGTTTTGAAGCTATTGAGATTTTTACCCCCTATTCTGAGTTGAACTCAATCCTGAGAAAAGTCAAAGATTCTTCGACTTTTGAAAGCATGAGCAATATAGTTGTTTCCCGAACAGCATATAGGTTAACGGCCCAAATGCACGCGGACCATCCTGAAGCGATAGACCAGCTTAGTAAAGGTCACGCTTATGACATGTCTACAAATATATTTCAGCTACTTCCACAAATCTTCTTTGATGATAAACCGAGCGACGGCAATGAATATATCCGCATTTTTGGTCGCGAGGGCACGGAGAGACGTTATAAATTCATAAGGAAAGATTACGTTAACAATGTATGTAACTTGACCAAGCATAAAATATTTTTTTCCAAGGCAGATGGTGCGGCAGGGCAAATTGGCAATCCGATTCCAGCAAGAATCATTGGAAAGCCAGAAATTTCCGAACCTATGGTTGGATCAACGGAGTCATTTATTAGTGTTGGCGTATTTGAAACCAATGATGAGGCTGTTGCAGCAGTAAAATATGTCGGAACAAAATTTGCCCGGGTTTTATTAGGTGTATTGAAAACCACTCAAGATATAACACCTGATAAATGGAAATATGTTCCTCTCCAAGACTTTACTGCAAAATCAGATATTGACTGGTCTCAACCTATTGCCAACATTGACAAGCAACTTTACAAAAAATACGGTCTATCAAGAGAAGAAATCATTTTCATTGAAACCTACATAAAGGAGATGGCATAGTCATGAGAGCGATCACGATCCAAACTGCCGAGCGTGTCGTTCCGATGATTTATGCCTATACCACCCCGGAGATCAGGCGGCATGATGGCTGGACAAAAATCGGCTATACGGAGCAAGACGTCGATAAAAGAATATATCAGCAGACGCATACCGCCGATGTGAACTACCATGAGGAATGGCGCGGGCAGGCGGTTTTTGATGATGGCTCAGGAGATTCTTTTCACGATACTGATTTTCATGCATACCTGAGAAAGCAGGGTTATGAGCAGGAACCCGGGAAAAACAACGAGTGGTTCCATATCATGCCACCTGTTTCAAAAACAAAATTCTACGATTTCCGCGTCAGCAGAGGTATTCTGAAATCTCTGGATACGGTGGTTCCCTATACCCTCCGCAATGAACAGGCGCAGGCGGTGGGAAAAACAGCTGATTACAGCCGCTGCCATGAAAACGGAGAATACCTTTGGAACGCCAAGCCCCGTTTTGGCAAAACGCTTTCCGCCTATGATTTCTGCAAACAGATCAAGGCCCAAAATGTGCTCATTGTGACCAATCGTCCCTCCATTGCGAATTCATGGTACAGCGACTATGAGCGCTTTCTGGGGCCTGAATCCGGCTACCGTTTTGTGAGCAATTCAAGCTCTCTGCAAGAAAAGAAATGTGTCCTCACGCGGGAACAGTATATCTCCGAGGTTACTCACAATCAAGATAAGGGACACCGCTGCATTGAGTTCATCAGTTTACAGGACTTGAAAGGCTCTATCGATTTAGGTGGAAACTATGATAAGAACAAAGAGATTGCGGATCTCCAATGGGATGTCCTGATTGTAGACGAGGCCCATGAGGGTGTTGATACATACAGGACAGAGACCGCTTTCCGTCATATCAAACGCAAATTTACATTACATTTGTCCGGCACTCCGTTCAAGGCTCTTGCGAATGACAAGTTCAGCGAAGATGCCATTTTCAACTGGACGTATGCCGATGAGCAAAAGGCAAAGCACGATTGGAAGTATGCCAACGGTGAGAATCCCTATGAAACGCTTCCTCAACTCAATCTGTTCACCTATCAGATGTCAGAGATCATCCGGGATGAGTTGGAACAGGGCATCGAAATACAAGGGGAAACGAAAGAATACGCTTTCAACTTAAATGATTTCTTTGAAACCAATGGCAACGGTGCCTTCGTACATAACAGCGCTGTAGATAGATTTCTTGACGCAATGACTACTCAGCCTAAATTTCCGTTCTCTACGGAGGAACTGCGCAATGAGCTGAAACACACGTTTTGGCTCCTGAACAGAGTTGACAGCGCCAAAGCCCTCGCTAGGAAGCTGGAAGCACATCCGGTATTCAAGGACTACAAGATCGTGTTGGCAGCCGGCGACGGCAAGACAGACGATGACGCGGAAGAAGTCGAGAAGTCCTTTAACCGCGTAAATGCCGCTATCGCGCAGTATGATAAGACAATTACTCTATCCGTCGGTCAGCTTACCACCGGCGTGACTATCCCGGAGTGGACAGCCGTGATGATGCTCAGCAGCATACGGAGCCCCGCGCTCTATATGCAGGCCGCATTCCGTGCGCAGAATCCGTGCCTGTTCAGCAATAACGGACAGTTTTTCCGAAAAGAACGCGCGTATGTTTTTGATTTTGACCCGGCCCGCACGCTGATCATTTTTGAGGAATTTGCCAACGACCTCTCATCCGACACAGCGGATGGATGCGGCAATATGGACACACGCAAGGAGCATATCCGCGAACTGCTCAATTTCTTCCCAGTCCTCGGCGAGGACGAGAACGGCGAAATGATTGAGCTGGACGCGGAAAAGGTGCTGGTCATTCCCCGCAAAATCCGTTCACAGGAAGTTGTGCGTCGAGGCTTCATGTCCAATTACCTTTTCCAGAACATCTCCAACATTTTCGGCGCTCCGCAGGAGGTGCTGGATATTATTCAGCAGTTTACTCCTGTTGATGAACCGAAAGCAAAGTCAGAGATAGACGCAAACGCAGCTAACAACTTGCCGCTGGATGAAAACGGCGATGTCAAGTTGGACGATGAATACGTTATCGGGCAGGCCGCCGATGTATTCGGCCCGAAGATTTTCGATGATGTTGCCGCCAGGTTCGATGATGCCGTTGCCAAAGTCGATGTCGGCGAGCAAAAGAGGGATGACGAGCTTGAGAAGCTCAAAGCTGTTTTCCATACAAGCGCCGTCAAGCCGATCATGGAACAGGCCGAGACAAAATATGTCGGCGATATCAAGGTATCCGAAAAGAAACGGCTGGAAGGCCGCCTCAACACCGACGCCGATAAAATTGTTGAGAGGGCTTACGGCGATTTCACGATAAGGAAAAACAAGATCGAGCAGCAGCGCAATGAGCAGTTGGCGCAGACCAATGAGAAAGAAAAAGCCGCGGTCAACCATGAGTTTGATCGGAAAAAGCAGGAAGCGGCGGAGCAGTTGAAAAAAGATCTGGCGGATTCCGTTGATTCCTTCCTACATTCATCAAGTGAAACTGTCGTGCGTACTGTGGAGACTGCGAAGAAAGAAAAAGAAAAGGTAACCATAGAAGATGCGATCAGAGATCATCTTCGCGGTTTTTCCCGCACAATTCCGTCTTTCCTTATGGCATATGGCGCAGAGGAAACGACGCTTGCTGACTTTGACAGTATAATCCCCGACACCGTGTTCAAAGAGGTCACCAGTATTTCGCTCGACCAGTTCCGTTTTCTGCGCGACGGTGGCGACTATACCGATGAGGAAACCGGAGAAACAAAACATTTCGGCGGCAGACTCTTTGACCCCGTTGTGTTTGATGATTCGGTCAAGGAATTCCTTCGCCTGCGTGTGAAACTGGCAAACTACTTTGATGAAACGCATACCGAAGATATTTTCGACTATATCCCGCCTCAGAAGACGAACCAGATATTTACACCTAAAAAGATTGTTCAGCAGATGGTCAATATGCTGGAGGCGGAGAATCCCGGCTGCTTTGACAACCCGGACAAGACATTCCTTGACCCATATATGAAATCCGGCATGTATGTCACTGAGATCGTCAAGCGGCTGTATCAGAACAAGCGTATGCAGGAGCTTTTCCCGGATTCTACGAAACGTTTGCAGCATATCTTCGCAAAGCAGGTCTATGGGCTTGCCCCGACTGAGATCATTTACCGTATCGCGCTCCGCTATATTCTCGGCTTTGGGGATGATGTGACAATCGACAAGCATAATCTCAGACAGGCTGACGCGCTGCCGTTTGCAAAAGACGGACAGTTGGGAATACTATTGGATAGGCTGTTCGGCGAGGGTGCGCCGATTGACGAGAGCTGTGGAGGAAAATGATGTGCGTAAGTATAACACGATAGAAGAATTATTGGACGCCAAGGAAGGCGAACAATACCAGTTCAAAGAAGCAAAAACGCGCTTCGACTCGAATGAGGCTGCCCGATGTTGCTGCGCTTTGGCAAACTGCGGTGGCGGTCAACTTGTGTTTGGGATCACCGATAAACGTCCTCGACAGGTTGTTGGAAGTAAAGCCTTCTCCCAGCCAGAGCGCACCCGCAAGGGTTTGATTGACAAGCTCCATGTCATGGTTGATTTCCAGCTATACGATTACGAGGGCAAACGTGTTCTTGTGTTCGATGTGGCCAGCCGCCCAATCGGTCTTCCGGTGCAGGTGGATGGTGTTGCATGGTGGTATGAGGGCGACAGCTTAATTCCATTGCCGGAAGATATACGCCGAAAGATCTATGAGGAATCGGGCTTTGATTTTTCCGGCAGCGTTTGCGCCTCCGCTAAGCTAAGCGACTTAGACGAAGTTGCGATTGAAGCGTTCCGCGCAAAATGGATAGAAAAGGACGGCAACAAGCGCATAAAAAATCTGACCACGGAGCAATTAATGCGCGATTGCGAAGCCATCACCGATGATGGAATTACCTATGCGGCGCTTGCTTTGTTTGGTAAACGGGCATCACTTGGTAAATACTTGCCACAGGCAGAAATCGTTTTTGAATATCGTTCTTCTGACGCATCGGGTCCCGCAAGTCAGCGGGAGGAATTCCGTGTGGGATTCTTTGCTTGTTACGGGCAAATTTGGGAACTTATCAATTTACGAAATGACAAACAGCATTATCAGGAGGGATTCTTTGTCTTTGACATTCCGACATTCAATGAGCAGGTTGTACGCGAAGCCATACTGAATGCCGTGAGCCATCGTAATTACCAAATGGGTGGAAGCGTGTTCATTCGGCAATATAGGGACAGGCTTGTTGTTGAAAGTCCGGGAGGTTTTCCAAGCGGAGTAACGCTGGATAATATTCTTGACCGCCAATCTCCGCGCAATCGTCGCATAGCCGAGATACTCGCTCTTTGTGGATTGGTGGAGCGTTCCGGGCAAGGCATGAACCTAATTTATGAGCTGAGTATCAAGGAGGCAAAGCCGCTTCCTGATTTCAGGGGTACAGACAACAATTTTGTCAGTATCACCTTGAATGGTTTGGTGCTGGACAAGAAGATGCTTTCTCTAATCAACAAGATTGGAAATGATCGCTTGGAGTCACTTTCGACAGGAGATTTTCTTGTGATTGATGCGCTCTATCATGAAAAGAAAGTACCCGAAAAACTCCAGCCGCATATTAAACGATTGATTGAGCTCGGAATTGTCGAGCACGTTGGCCGGAGTAAATATGTTCTCGCCCGTAGTCTGTACGAAGTGTCGGGAAAATCTGGCATCTACACACGGATTGTTGGATTAGACAGAGACACGAATAAAGAACTGCTCCTAAAGCACATTCGAGAAAACAATGACAAAGGAACTCCGTTTAAGGAGCTTGAGCAAGTCTTGCCGAGCCACTCTCGCAACCAGATAAAAGTCTTGGTACGGGAATTGAGGGAAAGCAACTTGATTTATGTCGTAGGCAGAACCTCAGCAGCTCGTTGGTTTGCTCGCTGACCTTATTTCAAACTTGGTACTGAACATGGAACCCACTTGGAACTAACTTGGTACTAAACAACAAATTCTAAAACCGAGGATTTGGCGATGAAGTTGTAATCGAAAATCACAATCTCAAACGAACCGATGCGCTGCCGTTTGCTAAAGACGGAACTCTGGAAAAAGCACTCGACAGAGAGCTTTCTTGTCAATAAAGTCATTCATTAGGTATAGGATGTCAAATAAGGATTGTAAAAGCCTGACAGCCTAAAGCTGCCGGGCTATTACTATTTCTGGAGGTACCTTTAGAAAAAGAAAAATCCGAAGTAATCAACGAACAGAAGCAGCCGGACAGTAGCGTCTGTATGAAAATGGGCAGGACAATCTATCAGATCGGTGTGTACTTCAGCAAGACCGGCAAGGAGAGCCTGAACGATAAAGTCAGGCAAATGATGAAGAAAGATCTAATGACCGAATCTTCCATTGAAAACTTTTTGCATTTCACCATTATTTATCTCAAAAACACTTGACCGAAGGGCAGAATCGTTTTGAAGAGACACTGCTGCCTTGCCCCACCGAAGGGTGGGGCAAGGCCGTTTCCCCTGCAGGGTAAAACTTATCGGCATTTAATAGGTTCGTGTTTTCCTGCTCAGCGTAGATACTGTATACTTTGTATACTTTTTTATGCTGCCTCTATAGATATAGCGTTAAAGTATACGAAGTATACGGAAACTACCCTACCCAAAACCATATACTGCGTGTTATATTAACCAATCGACAAAGCGCCCCTTTTTGTATCCCAATTTTAACATTTCGACTCATGTTAGCTATACCAATTAAAGACTCAAAAACACTTTAGATTGACCAAACTTCCGCATAGTCCTTGTATCCACAAAAAATATGATAATTTTTCGGGCAAAACTTTAGGCATACCAGCTTTGAATCCCAATGGTGAGGAACATTAATCAACTCGTCTGATATCAAATCGATAACTGACACTCCTTGAAAAGTTGTTAGTAGGTATCGACCATCTTTACTTATGTCAAGAAAGTAAGTTGGGGCTCTTATATACCTATCGAAGTGTGATTTCATATGCGAATCAAAACGTGATATTTTTATCCCATCATATCCACCTGAAGCACAGAAATCCATTTTTGGACTGAATTTTACAGCCAACACAGGATACTTGTGATAACAGATGTTATTGACTTCCGTAGCCGAAGCTAAATCCCACAAGGCGACAGCCTTGCTCTGACAACCAGTAAGCAGATATTGACTGTTGTTGCTGATATCAATAGAGTTCACATTGCTTGCTGTTGCCATAAAATCGTAGCGCTTTTCGTAATTGCCCTCCATGTTATACAGGCAATAAATATTGCTGGTTACCTCTTGGTGCCCATATTGATTCAGAATTGTAGAGGTATTTGATCCAGCAATAACAATAACCTGTTTATTTGGAGTTAAAAGTACTTGAGAAGGGGAAAAGTTCAAATAGTCCAGCTGACTTCCAATTACGCTGCCACATGAAGCGACAGGTTGAAAGTCATCCGCAGAAATAATGCTTATATGACAATTGTCGCTAAGATCTAGTAGCCATTGTCCGGAACTATCCAAGGATAAGTGAATAATATTATCGTTGTCAGCGCCAGCATAGCAATCGACTAATTTTCCTGTTTTTAAGTTCCATTTTCTAATACATGAGCTACCATGGACACCCACTTTGCCACATGTATACACATATTTCTCCTCAGAATCGATAATAACATAATTTGTTTTCATCGATGGAGTAGAATAATTAATCCTATACAGTAGCGTGGGTTCTATGATTGGATTCATAATCGTGGGTTCTATTGGATTCATAATCTATGTTCCTTGTTCAGGCATAGCAAGTGCCAACTTATAAACGTCGCTCTTGTGGGGGATTATACATCGTATGCGTCTATTATTCAATTACAAAGGAATTCCACGGTTCCCAAAAATAATTAACGTTATTAAAAAATATTTGAACTGATTTATTCAAAATATGTTGACACTTTTTGTTGACACATGAAATCTCGTGCTTAATAAATCAAAAAGCAAAAAGCCTTGAAATTGTTGAAATTTCAAGGCTTTTTGCTTGGTGCTCCAGGGGGGATTCGAACCCCCGACACCCTGCTTAAAAGAGTGACTACCCGCGGCCTTGAAACGCCCTGTATTGCTGCATTTGAGCCGAATTCAGATTTTCGAATAGGCCTTATTTTCGGCCCTGAGCTTCACGCGAATGCCTTTTCAACGGCTCCAGCCGTGTCTCGGGGCTGATTTTCCATAAGATGCGTATAAATGTTTAATGTGAGTTGCACGGTAGCATGACCGGCGAGGTACTGCACGGTCTTGATATTTACGCCAGCCAGAATCAGGCGCGTGATATAGGTGTGTCGCAGCAGGTGCGGCGTGACATGGAAATCCAACGAGATTGTGATGGGATGGTTTCGGACTTTATCGCCGACTTTAAGCGCTACCTCGTGCGGCTTCCCATCTGCCCCGATGCGGGTGGTCATTCTGGCCGTGCGCACCGTGATCGGATCCAGCACACGCCGGCGATAAGAAACCATCGACATAGCATTACCCTTGGTGTCAGCGATGACATAATCGCCGAGGGAGCGCAGCGCCTCCTCAGCCAGACATTCGGCCAGCGCTGCAGGCAACGGTATATCGCGTTTTGATGCTTTACTTTTCAGCTCATCGGTAACGATGGGCTGATTCTTTTCCCAGCGTAGGGCCCGCCGAACTGAGAGATATGGTGGTTCGTCATCCAAATGTACCTGATCCCATTGCAGGGCAAGAATTTCTTCGCGCCGAAGGCCAGAATATAGTCCAAGCATAACAAAGGTATAGGCCGGAGTATCTTTGACGGCCATGATCAGTTTCGTCTGCTGTTCCACAGTCAGAGGCTGCTTTTCAGCCGAGGCCGCGCCGCTGGCTTTAAGTTTGCGGCATGGGGAGCGCTGGATCACGCCAGCGTCCTCAGCTGCTTCGAATATTCGTTTCATCGTGGTAACAATTTTCGACTGTGCAGATTTTGACAGCTCGGAGGCTTCCTCCAGCACAGAGAGCGCGTCATCAGACGTGACGTCGTGCATGAACATATCGCCGATCACGGGACAAATATGGTTATTGATAGCGCTCTGGTAGTCCGACAACCGTTTCGTGCTGAGTCCGACGGTGTTTAGCCGATACCAAGTCGCCGCGTATTGATGGACGTAAGGGCAGCCGGCGGCGGAGGCGTCCAGCCTCCATTGCTTTTCCCGGTCTTTTTTTTTATCCTTGACCTCGGCCTTGGTATGGCCATAGATCTTTACCCATTTTCCTGTAGTCGGATTTTTTGCTTTTTTACAGTATAACCCGGTCATTTCGTCGTAGGAAAACTCCGGGGCGTCTTTTCGGGGCATTGATTACCTCCTGGTGTCCAATCTGGACACCTTATTTCTGCCCAGGGCGAAACTGATATCCGCAGTTGAGACAGGTCACCTTGACTTTATTGGCACCAATGCCGCCGGCGACGAGCCCAATACCACCAACCAGAAGCACTCCGGCGGCGGCTTTTCCCACGCCGTATCCGTGCTTTTGCCCAGAGAGAGACGTGGATCCGCAGCGGGGACAGCAGGCGAGGCCCACGGCGCGAGCTTCGGCCTTGCGATCCGCGACGAGAATTTTTTTAGCGCTGGTTGGTTTATGCGGTGTGGCCGTGGGCATCGCCGCTATGGCGTCCGCAAGTTTATCCGCTATGCTGCCAGGCTTTGGCGTGATATCCATGCCGCCGGCCGGTATATCGGGATCTGTGTCTGCGCCAATCTCCGAATCTGCAGCGTACCATTCGGCCTCTGAGGGCTCTGGCGGCTGCTCAACGGCAGCATCGGCCGCGGGTTCCGGGATTACGGGCTCGACGACAGGCGCAAAATGCCTTTTTGTCGACGGCACGGTCACTCGTTTGCGCTTTGGGAAAAGACGTTCGTTGTTTTTCCGGATGCAGGATAGCCCGAAGTTGACGGCTGCCATAATAAGTCCGAAGGTCATACCGTCCCAAGTCTGAGACGCGGCGAGCAGCAGCCCGAAAATGGTAAAAATACATCCTAGCACAAAAAAGATGATGCGGAGCCATCTGGGCATTGTAATCCCTCCAATCAATCCGGCAACGGCGTGTATTCGCAAATAGCATCGAGGACGGCGTCGAGGAGCTGCTGCAGCTCTGCCTGCGGACCCAGGAGTGTAATACGCTGGCCGTCGCAGGACAGGGACAGATCACAGTGATCGGCGCGGCCATTGACCCCGTCGAAGCCAATGCAGTTAATATACGGGAATTGCGTCCACGTTTTCACGCCGACGCCGTTGATAGTGCTGATCAGCAGCCGCTGATCCGTTATGGTGATCGCCGTAGAGACGTCGCGCTTGCCTACGGACGAGCTTCCAAGCCAAGTACTAAGCACTTTTTCGCCCGGGCGCAGCTTCGGCTGTGTCCGGCCTGCTTTATCTCCGGGACCCATCAACGCGATAGTTTGGCTCCGGCAACCGATGCGGCAGCAGCACCTTACCGAAGCAGACGAGATAGGGGACGTCTGGCGGCTCGAGGCGGATATTGGCGTCCTCCCTGCGCGGATTTGCCGAGAGCAGATTGACGCCGCCGGAGTAATCGGTGCAGATCTGTTTGACGTACACGTCGCCGGCGTAGAAAAAAACGCCGACATCAAACTGCTGCAGGCTCACGCCGCGCCGGACATAGACCGTGCTGCCATCCTTGATATACGGCTCCATACTGTTGCCGCGGACATCAACGCAGAAGTCCGCACCACGCGGCGCGTCCTCCGGGTAAGGGATGTCCTCATAATCCGCACCCTGGATCGGGGAGGCCTTGCCAGCGGCCGGACCGGTGAGATATTTGCGGATCTTCGGCAGATCAAGAATATTGTCGCCATCCTTACGCTGGAGTTCCGGCTTGCCCGTAAGGTATTGGCCGTAATTAAGCCACTGGTCCAGCCCGTCATCATTGAGGGCAGCACGGAGACGCGCCATCTCCTGGCCGATCTTGTCGTTGGGATTAAATATAGGAGCAGCAGATGTGGATTTTGGTGCCTTATTATCCAGCAATACATCCGCCGACACGCCAAATATCATCGCAATTTTGGAGATCGTTTCTGGGTTTGGTGTTGCTTCGTCACGTTCCCATTTACCTACAGCCTGCGCGCTGACAAATAATTTTTTGCCAAGATCATTTTGAGATAAACCAGCCTGGCCCCTCAGGCGTTTAAGTTGTTCACCAAACATACGATCACCTCTTTTTTCGTATTAAGAATACAACTTACGGTTGCGCCGGTCAACGAAACTGACCAAAATTGTTGTTGACAACAACTAAAAGTAGCGATATACTGTAAAGCACAACCTAAGGTTGCACCGGAGGTGATGCAATTGTGAATAACTTGAAACAGCTCAGGGAGCAAAAACAGATGTCCCAAGCTGACGTTGGAAACGCGGTCGGCGTTTCAGCGCAGGCAGTCGGCAAATGGGAGCGCGGTGAAGGGTTTCCGCAATGGATTATTGCCCCAAAGCTTGCAAAGCTATACGACTGCACGATCGATGCACTTTTTGCCGATTTGTCGGCCTGATACAGTAATTTTTGCGCAGAAACGGAGGAAAGGCAATGGAGTCCAAATACAGAAATATCTATGAAAACGCGAGACGTGCTGCGGGCATGACCCAGGAACGCTGGGCCGAGGCTATCGGCTGCAGCGTGGACAGCGTCCGGCTCTATGAGTCCGGCCGCGGTTTGCCCAGCGACGATATCGTGATCCACATGGCCGACATCAGTGGGATGCAGTCCCTTTGCGTGACCTATATGCGCGCTAAGAGCAGCTTGGCCGCGATCCTGTTGCCACAGGTCAGCGAACGCACCTTTACCCAGGCCGTGTGCACACTGGTGCACCGGATTTGTGATTTTTCGGCGAAGCACCGCACCGACGACTTGCTGAAGATCGCCAGCGACGGGCATATCGACGATGATGAGCACGAGCTGTTCAACGCGATCTACGGCGAGCTGGAAGGCGTCATTAAGGCCGCCATCGAACTCAAATACGCGAAGGAGGAGTTTTACGATGACTGAGCGCCTGCTTAAGCCGGCCGAGGTAGCCAAGCAGCTGCTGATCAGCGACGACACGCTATACCGGCTGATCAACGAGCACCAGATCACCGCCTACCGCATCAGCGGACAGTGGAGGCTGTTCCAGAGCGACGTGGACATATACGTCCTGAGCTGCCGCCAGTCGCGTCAGACCGTCCACGCGCCCGCGCCGGCTCTGCCGCCGGATGCCAAAAGGCGGGGGAGGCCCGCGGCCACCAGCGCCAGCGGGTACTATCCCGGCATGAAGGTGGTGTGAAAATGGTTACTTTGCCAATCGAGTATGACGCCGCAGAGGTCGCCTGTGAGGTTCTGCGAGACATCCATAACGAGGGCCGGACAAGCGTGCCGGCGGACGAGATTGCGAGCGCGCTGCAGCTGCTCCGCGACGCGATCTGGGAAAGCCGGGTGGCAGTATGATCGGGCATATGCTGATCTGGGCGCTGCTGGCCGTCGAGGCCGTAGCCATATGCGTGGCGGAGGTGTAGCCAATGGGCCAATACATAAGGCTGCGACCATGTAACTGTGGCTGCCGCCCGAAGGTCGAGCGTTTCTGCGGATGGTGGCATATCGAGTGCCCAAAATGCGGGCACCAGACAAAGGAGCCAATGGGGTGCACGGTGGTTTGGGGCTATAACTCACGGCGGGAAGCCGCCGAGGCATGGAATAAAGACGTAAGTCTTATTATTTTAAATAAAAAAATGGAGGGTACAAAAATGGGCAACAAGTATTACATCATCCGCGCGGATCGGGCCGGCGTCTTTGCCGGCAACGTCAAATCCAGGGACGGCGGCGAGGTCACCATGACCGACGTGCGCCGCCTGTGGTACTGGGACGGGGCCGCGTCTCTGTCGCAGCTGGCCGTGGACGGTACCTGCGAGCCCGGTAACTGCAAATTTACGGTAACGGTGCCGGAGATGACCATCCTCGGCGTGATCGAGATCATCCCCTGCTCGTCGGCGGCCGAGGTATCCATTAAGGCGGTGCCGATATGGCGGCGCTGACTGCGGCGGCTTTTGCCGCTGTTGATCTTAAGGACGGCTCCGGCTACGGCTCCGGCTACGGCGACGGCTCCGGCGACGGCTACGGCTCCGGCGACGGCTACGGCGACGGCTCCGGCGACGGCGACGGCTCCGGCGACGGCTCCGGCTCCGGCGACGGCTCCGGCTCCGGCTCCGGCGACGGCTCCGGCTCCGGCTCCAGCGACGGCTCCGGCTCCGGCTACGGCATTAAATCCATCGCCGGAGAGATCGTATACATCATCGACGGCGTGCAGACGATCCTACGGCATATTATTGGCAATGCCGCCATGGGCGCAATCCTGCAGGGCGATCTGACGCTTAAGCCTTGCTACGTTGTGCGCGACGGAGATCTGTTTGCCCACGGCGACACCCTGCACGAGGCCATGACGGCCCTCACGGACAAGCTGTTTGACGATATGCCGGAGGATGAGCGCGTCGCCGCGTTCTGCGCGGCGTTCCGGCACGGCCCGAAGTACCCGGACAAGGCGTTTTTCGAGTGGCACCACAAGCTCACCGGCAGCTGTCTGATGGGGCGCAACGAGTTTGCCCGGGAGCACGGCATCAACGTGGACACGGCGGAGATGACCGTGGACGAGTTTTTTGCCCTCACGCGCAACGCTTACGGCGGCAGCGTCATCCGCAAGGCCGAGGCCGCGCTGCAGGCAACGGCAGACTGACCGCCATATTACTTAGGACAAGGGGGTGGCTTGATGGCTGTATGCCGCGTGGAGCGTACCAAAAATTATACCGTCATGGCCAATTATCACCTGGACGACAAGCAGCTCAGTCTCAAGGCCAAAGGGCTGCTGTCGCTCATGCTGCGGCTGCCGGATGACTGGGATTATACGATCGGCGGCCTTACCCGGATTTGCCAGGAGGGCAAGGCAGCGATCGGCAAGGCCATCGAGGAGCTGGAGGCCGCAGGGTACATAGTCCGGCATCAGACGCACGACGATTTCGGCGCTTTTGCCGGCAACGAGTATGTCATTTATGAGTGTCCGCCAGGGGAAGTTTCACCGTTGACCGAAAACCGGTCAACGGTACCGTTAGCCGATTTTGCGTCAACGGAAAACACGCTGACGGAAAATCAGACACAACCAAGTATTGATATACCAAGTACTAATCCCCCTAAAGCCCCCCAAAAGGGGGGCCGGCGTGAAGTGAAGTCAGCTCCGACGTGGAGACCAGAGAGATTTGCACGGTTTTGGACGTTTTACCCCGCTGAAAGACGCAGGGACAAACCGGACGCCATCAAGGAGTGGGACAAGCTGCATCCGTCCGATGAGCTTATTAACCAGATGGCCATTGCACTCTACAGGCAAAAACGCTCCGAGGACTGGCGGCGCGGCATCGGCATACCATACCCCTGCCGGTGGATCAAAAATCGGCGCTGGGAAGATCCGGTGGTTGAGGCGCCGGATACCGGGCAAAACGGCGGCCGGGGCTGGGCCGAGGATAGCGAGGTGATCTGAGTGTACGACCGCGACAATTATGTGTCCATGCAGCTCACCGTGCTGGGTACGCTGATCCGGGATCCGACACACATCGGCGAGGCAATGGCAAAACTCTCGGCGGAGCTCTTTGACGCAGACATCACCCGGACGCTGTATAACGCGCTGTCCGTCCTGTATCTCGCCGGGTCGCCAATCGACCCGCTGACCGTGCGCAAGCAAGCCGGGGAAGACTACGGCGTCGCCATTGACGAGGCGCTTAGTCACCAGACCGGCGACGTGCTGTACTACTGCGACGCGCTGCGGGATTACCGGCGGCTCGTGCTGATCCACGCGGCGGCCGGAGAGATCCTTGGCGCCGAAAATATCGAGGCCGCGGCAAAGGAGACGGATAAGCTCAACGGGCTTTTCGTCAGCCGCCGTGGCGCGGAACGGCTGACCGCCCAGGACGCCGCCAACGAGTTTATGGCGGCTCAAAATTACGACGTGGCCCCGAAGTACCTTAGCTGGGGCATCGACGCGCTGGACAAGGGGCTGTTTGTGGAGCCCGGGGATTTTGTGGTGATCGGCGGATACCCCAGCGCCGGCAAGACGCTGCTGTCCCTGCAGTTTGCCCGGCATCTGGCCAAGGACGGCCGCCGCGTGGCGTATTACTCGCTGGAGACCGGCGCCAAGAAGATCCGGGACCGCCTGATCTCCAGCATGGGGCACATCCCGATGTCAAAGATCAAGCGCCACGAAATGACGCCGGAGGAGTGGCGGCGCGCGGGCGATGCCTGCAAGGAGCTTTACGATCTGCCGCTGGAGATCGTCCGCGCCAGCGGATGGTCTGTCGGCGATATCCAGGCCGACGCGCTGAACCACCGTTATGAGGTCATTTTTGTGGACTATCTGGGGATCATTGCCGCCGGCGGCAAATCCCGCTACGAGATGGTGACCAATATCTCCATAGGTCTGCATACGCTGGCCCAGGCGCATGGCATCACCGTCGTGGCGCTGCAGCAGCTTTCCCGCCCGGAAAAGGATAAGGGCAAGCCCAGGCCGCCGACGCTGTCGGATTTCCGGGAGTCCGGACAGATCGAGCAGGACGCCGATGTTGCCATGCTGCTCTATCCCTCCGACCCCAACGACAACCACAGCGACCGCGTGCTCAAAGTCTCAAAAAACAAGGACGGAGATAAATTATCTCTGACATTGGCATTTGACGGCCCGTGCCAGACCATGACACCAAAGCCACAGGATGAGAGCAAAGAGATCATGCGCAAGCTCTCCGCCGAGGGGCGCGCCGTAAAGGCGGAACTGCATCAGCAGGCGCGCGTGGAGCAGTCGCTGCAGGTAAACTTTGAAGATCTTCCACCGGGCAGCCCGGGCGAACTGCCGTTTTAGGAGGCACCATGCTGGAGCATAAATTTACAACGCGCTATGCGGAGCTTGTGCGCTGCGAAGCGCTGCGTTACGAGGGGCTCGCCCGCCTCCGGCCGGACGTACCGGAATACGGGGAGCTTTACCTGGCGCTGGCCTTTGCGGCCCACTGCGCGGAAAGGGAGATGACCAATGCAGATAGGTGACAAGGCCCCGGACAAGCCGTCCTTCGGGGAGAGCCGGATGTTCGGCGCCAGCACATACAGCTCCGAGGTGATTTATATCCACCCGGAGCGCCGATACTACCGGGCCAGGTATACATTTTTCCCCGTTGGGATGAGTTTTGTGGAGTGTCATTTTTTAGGCCGTCGACGCGCGGATCGCTAACGGCAGGTGAAAGGAAACACTATATGAGAAACAAAAAAATATCCGCGAGAGGTGAACGTGACCTCAAGCGGATAAAAAGCGGCAAATGTACAATTAACCAATTTAGGTCCAGTTATGGGCTTAAGCCAATTCCCGGCGGGGATGCATATCTAAAAAAGCTCGATTGAGTGCTGGGGTGTCGGCATGAAAGGAAGAAAGTTATGAAAGTTGTCTCAATCGTTAATCTCAAGGGCGGCGTGGGTAAGACCGTCACGGCCATCAACATGGCGGCGATCCTTGCCCTCGACTACAAAAAACGCGTCCTGCTCATCGACGCGGACAGCCAGTGCAACAGCACGGATTTTCTCGGCGCGGGAGCCGATGACGGCAGTCTGTATTACTTTTTGACCGGGGAGGCTGATTATTACCCCAACTGGGTGGCAACAACCAACATTTCCGGCGTCGACATCATCACCGCGAGTTCGGAGCTCATGACGCTCGACCTCAGTAAGGTGGAGGATAAGACCGTCCACGTTAATGCGCTGCGGGATCTCCGGGACGCGCTCATCGAGGATGACGCCTATGATTACGTCATTATCGACCTGCCGCCGGCGTTTACAGCTTCGGCCACCGCGGCCCTGCTGGCGACGGATGATGTTGTGATTCCGATCAAGCTTGATGCCTTTAGCCTGCGGGGCATGGCCAACCTCATGCAGCAGGTGCAGTCCATGCGGCAGATCAATCCCGCGCTGCGCGTGGCCGGCTGCCTCATCACCATGCGCGGCAAGAGCGAGACCACGGCCGACGCCGAACGGCAGCTCCGGGGCATGGGCCTTCCGGTTTTTGCCCAGGCGATACGCTGGAGTGATATGGTGGACGGCATGACCTTTGCCCAGCAACCGTTGCCGCAGTTTTCCCCGCGTTCGGCCGCCGGCGTAGATTACCGCCGGTTTGTCGCCGAGTACCTGGGAGGAGGCGCGGACAATGGCCGATAAACGGAGTTTTGACCTGACGTCCATCCTGGGTGATGTGTCCAAATTGGACACCGTTGCAACGTCTGGGGCCGTAATCTCCTTGCCGGCGGAGCAGATCCACGCCAACGATAAAAATTTTTACGACGTGTCTAACGTGGACACCCTCGCGGACGCCATCCTGCTGGACGGCCTGCAGTCGCCGCTGGTAGTTAACCAGCGCGGCGAGGGCGATTATGTGATTATCTCCGGCCACCGTCGTTTTAAGGCGCTGCAGCAGATCATTGCCGGTGACGCGAGGATCCCAGAAGGCAAGCTATTTGCGGCGGACATCAACGCCGGGCGCATCCCGTGTTTTGTCAATCATTACAGTTCGGATCTGGAGGCGGAGCTGGCGCTGATCCGCGCAAACTCGGACACCCGCGTGCTGACGTCGGCGGAGATCTCCAAGCAGGCCGAGCGCGTGGAAATGCTGCTCTATGGGCTGAAGGAGCAGGGCTACAGCTTTCCCGGCAAAATGCGCGACTACGTCGCCGAGTGCTGCAAGGTGTCCGCATCAAAGCTCGCCCGCCTGAAGGTGATCCGGGAGAAGCTAATCGCGCCATACCTTAAAGAGTTTGATTCCGGCAAGGCTGGATCCATCAATGAGTCTGTTGCTTATGAGCTGGCGCAACTGTCCGAGGACGACCAGCATTGGATATTCAACGCCGGCCGCGCCCTTGGCGTCGGCTCATCGAAGCGCATGGCGGAGGAAATCAAAGCACTGAAAAGCGTAAAGTGTAAGAACGGTCCATGCACCCAGCCGCGCATCCGATGGGATTATAACAATAGTCGCGCCGGCCAGTACAAGTATATGCCTTGCACCTATCATCCGACATGCTGCAAGGATTGCTCAGGGGTCAAGGACTGCTCGGCCGCCTGTCCGCAGGTGGCCGAGCTGCAGAAGGACGCCATTGCGGCAGAAAAGGCAAAGAAAAAAGCTGAAAACGCGAAGATCCGCGCCGAGCAGGACGCCCATAAAGAAACCTGCCGGAAGTTTTGGGGACGGCTGCAGGTAGCGATGACGGCCGCCGGCATCAACGAGAAGTCCGAGAAAAAAGTCTGTGACGCTGCCGGACTGTACTATTATAAGGGCCGGCTGACGCCGCCAGATAAAATGGGCGAATCAACGTTCCCTATCGGCCGCAGCGGCATGGAGGAGTTGTCGGGATTGGCGGATGTTCTGGGCTGCTCTACAGATTTTTTGCTGTGCAAAACCGATATCCGGGAGCCGCCGGACAAGTTGGCGAAAAAAGTGAACACGGTTATTAAGAACGAGGCCCCAGCACCTGACTGGCGGACGGATATGGACTATACACCGGGTTGGTGCGCTGCCCAGGTGCAGATGTCAGAAAAGGGAGAGCCCGTGATGCAACTGCTCTATCGGAGCAGTTATTGCTGGAGATTCGCCCGGACATCGGCGCCCATCGAGGACATCGACATCGTCGCCTGGTATCCTGTGCCGGAGAGACGGGAGGCGCACGATGGACAGGCTTGACGATCCCAAAACCTTGGCGGACGCGCTGCCGGCGCAGATTACCCGTGTACAGGGGATTATCACTCTATATAAGAGCGTGCCTAATGGCCAGTTTGCGGCGGCGCTGATGCAGCAGGACATTGATGCAGCGCACAAGGCAATGATGGAGGGCAATCTGGCCGCTATGATCGCGGCCTATAAAGAGCTGTCAGCGTGGGGGGGGGGTGGCTAATATGGACAAAGCTAACGAAAGTGTGCGGGCGCTTCGCCGTCTGTCCGTGGAGACTGGGAGCCTTGCCTGCCTCGGCTGCGGGCATGAGCATAACTGCAGTACACACGGATGCGCGATTTTGCGGGATGCCGCCGATATGATTGCCCGTCTAAATGACTTCGACCAAAGCCAGAGTAAAATCGCGCTGGAGCGGTGCCAAAAGGCTGAGGCCCAGCTCGCGGCCTCCCAGCAGGCCGACAATCGTATGGAAAAGGCTTTTGCGCTGCTCTGCCGAGTACTTGATGATTTCGCCGGGTTAGCCCCTTGCCAAGTCCGGCAAACAGATTGGCCCGAATGCGATGGCGAGTCCGGGCAATGTGGAGACCGGCCCATCTGGCAATGTTGGCAGAAATACATACTGGAACGGGTTGACGCGGAGCCGGTTTGTCGTGTGTGCGGCTGCACTCAGGACAATGCCTGCCAGGGCGGCTGCTACTGGGTAGCGCCGGATTTGTGTAGTGCCTGCGCCGCGGCCGATGCAATTTTAGCCGGTGAAGTAATAAACTGCGCTGAGCCGGCTACTTCCAGTCGGGCCGATACTCCATGACCGCCATTGCAACTTCCTCACTGTGCGTCACGACTTCAAGCCGGGAAAAGGTGCCGGGCACGGAAAACCAGACGTGAAAGCCCTCGGGGCACTCGACCCCATACTGCATTTGGACTAGCGAGAAATCAAGTTCTTTCAGCGTTTTAGCGAGATCGTTCCAGTCCTCAATTGTTTCGATAATTTCCACGATATCACCTCGGATTTAGTTTAGACAAAAATAGCAGAAAGTAAAGGATGCCAAAATGAGCGAATCGAAGTTATTTTTTTCTGCCTCAGCTGCGGAGGGGTGCATGAGCAGACCGGCGTGTCCGTCCGTTATCCGCCGGCTGAATATCCGTACAAGGGCACCTGCAGCGGCTGCGGGAAGCATGGGCTGGGATACACTTATTTGCGGCGGTCCGATTATAACCGGCTGCCGAAGAGGGGAGACCGCAAGCGTGGCTGACTATTACATCAATGACCGCGGCGCGATCTATACCGCGAGACGTACACTTTTCAGAGAGCCGGATCGGCGCGTTGCCTGGGTGCTGTCGGTCTGGATGCCAAGCACCGGCATCTGGTGCGAGCTGCCCGGGGAGCGCCCTTACGATACAGTGGAGTACGCCAACATAAGGCTGCACCGGCTCGGCGGGATCAATCGTTGGCGGAAGTTGACGGAGTACGAAGCGCGGAAGGTGCAGCGGCCGCGGGAGGTAGCAGTATGATCCGGATCGGCAATCATCTATTTGATGAGGGGGCAATATCCCACATAGAGCTGCTTGCCTCTGAGGCGCTAAACATCTATTTGTATGGTGACCCTGTGACGGTTAGCACCGTTGATGCCGCCGCCGAGCTTGACCGGCTGGAGCAGCTATTATGTCCCGTGACGGCAAACCCGCCCTACGGTGATTTGGAGGAAAGCGACTTCACCGCCGAGGAGCAGGCGTCCATGATGGACGCGTTGGGATCCAACTATCGGTATTTGGCGAAGGATATGACAGGACAGGTATTTTGCTTCCGCGAGAAGCCACTCCGGGAAGGTGCCTACTGGGAACCGTCAGTTGACGGTAAAGAGGAGTTTATGCGCATCCATTTGCTGTTCGCCCGGCTTGACGCTGGAAGAGTCTTTGACATTGCCGAAGGCCGATACATCTGACTGATTACAGCATGAGCCCACAGAGGCCGCAAGGGAGGCGGCCTCTGTGGCCGATAAGCAATCTTGGTATTGTGTTCGTCAGCGGGCCGGTCCGCTGACAAAAGAATGCAGGGCAATCCGGCCGAGGCTCTCGGCGGATGATACGGCATGGGATCGCACCGAGAAAAACAAGATCTTGCGGCCGCCGGGTGACAGTTCTGTCTGCCGCAATCGGGTTGATCGGCTGGAGTTGCGGCTTGCACTGTTTGGGAGCGAAGGTCGGGTTTACTGCCTGACCTTTGATCCCGAACATGACCCGGCAACCTTTCCGGATGCCCGAAAAAGCTGGAGGTCATTCCTTCGGCGGCTGAAACTGCAGGCAGGACACCCAATCGACTATGTATATCTTATTGAGGGGCGGCACGGAGATCACCGCTATCACGTCCATCTGGTGCTGCGCACCTCGGATTTTTCGGACATTGAAGTCGCAGCGTGCTGGCGCTTCGGCCGGGTGCTACAGCCGGAGCCGTTACTCTGCGGACCGAGAGACACCTACCGACGCACGGCCCGATACTTTAACAAGGAGGCGACGGACGGCATTATAATACCGATCAGTGCCAGGCAGTGGGTGGCGAGCCCATCACTCAACCGGCAGCTGCCGCCGATAGAGCTGTTTGTTTCGGACAGCGGCTGGATTCCGATGCCGGTCGTCGTAAGGGCCTCTGGGGTATATACCACGGCCAACACCTTTGGGCAGTACCGATATGCCTGGTTTATTGACTTATAAATTAATGTATTGTATTCCTTGTAAAGTAGTTGAATAACTCGCAAAAAGGAGCTGAACATATTGCAAACGCCCGGAAATCGTGATATTATATTTCCAGTGAAGGGCGGTTATGTGATCTGCCCGATCTGCCAGCAGTATGGCATGAGCAAGCGGATCCACCACCTAACCCCAGGCGAGCAGTGCCAAAGCACGGCGCTGTTCTGCCGGTATTGCAAGACCGAGTACATCGTGGATATCGTCGATGGCCAGTGCGTCCAACGCCAGAGCTGATAAGCGACCGAGTAGTTGCTTGTTGGTTCTGGCGTTTTTGTTTTGTCCTGGAGGTGATAGCCCATGGCGCAAGCTCCGCTGAGACCATGCCGACATCCGGGATGCACTGAGCTCACCAGGGACGGCTGGTGCCCGAAGCACAAGCCAAAATACAAGCGAGGCCGCAGCGCGGAGTATCACGGATGGTACCTGCTGCCGGTCTGGACGGATGACCTGCAGCCGGCGCAGCTGCTGGCCGAGCCGTTCTGCCGGGAATGCGCGAAGGCAGGCAACAGAGTCCGGGCGACGGTGGTCGACCACGTCATCCCACATGAGGGCGACTGGAAACTGTTCTCCGACCCGACAAACTTGCAGAGCCTATGCAAGTTTCACCACGACCGCAAGACGGCAGCCGAACGGTGGGCAAAGGCTGGCGGTTTTGCCCGCAAGTGAGCGCCAAAAGCTACGTACACACGCCGGCGCACATGGTCACTCGCACGCTCGGACCCCTCCCCCCGCCCCTCCAAATTTTTGCGGCCCCGCCCTGGATACCCTGCAACCTCTATGATGTGAGAAAAATTCCCCAAACGGAAATCAGGAACGGGTGGCGCGATTCGGCAGACAAACGGAACGAGGCGGCGGGACGGCGAAGCATGGGCGGCACGGCGAGGCACGGGCGGCACGGGCAGAGCGGCGGGTGCGGAGCCCTGGGAATAGGCTGGCGGTCGGATGCCGTGCGGTGAAAGCCGCCGCCGGCAAGCGGCATCAAGCGCGGGACAAACCGCGTGGGCGTCGGCTTATTCCCAAGGCTCCGCCGAGGAGCCGGAGGGCAGGAGGTTTTGATATGGCGAAAAGCAAGGCGCTGGAGAACCAGACAAAGCACCTGACCAAGGCCGAGGTCGCGGCCAGAAGCATGGCGGAGGCCATGACGCTGCCTACGCGCACGCAGGTAACTATTACGCTGCCGGCTCGCATCCGCGGGGACAAGCTGGCCGTGCAGTACTGGCGGCTGACGCTGCGGAGGATGAAGACCGGCGGCGTGGAGATCCTAGACGATCTGGACACGGAGACGCTGGCAACCTACTGCACCATGCTTTCCCGGCGGGACCGGCTGAACGATCTGTGCAGCAAGCTGGTGGACGGATCCACCCGGGAGGATCTGACCCTTGCGGAGCAGCTGAAGGCTACGGATGCCCTGGACGGGCTGGCCGCAAAGCTGTCCTCCCTGGAGAGCGGGATCCTGCGCTACGCTGAAAAGCTCGGCCTGACGCCGGCCTCCCGCATTGGCATGGCCAGAAAAAAGAGCCAGGCGGAGGCCAGCGAGGAAAACGACGACCTGTTTGGAGACTGATATGGATCTGAAGCGCAGCGTGGCACAATTTAAAATGATCCCGCCGGGTGATCTGGTTCCCTACGATAAAAACGCCCGGGTCCATTCGCCGGAGCAGATCGCCGCCCTGCGGCGCTCGCTGCGGGAGTACGGCTTTATCGCGCCCATGGTGATCGATATGGACAGGCGCGTCATCGCCGGCCACGGGAGGCTCACGGCCGCGGCGGCTGAGGGCTGGCCCGAGGTCCCCTGCGTGATCGTGGATCATCTGAGCCCGATGCAGCTCCGGGCCTACATTCTGGCGGACAACCGCCTGAGTGATATGGCGAGCTGGGACGATGCGCTGGTGAGCGAGGAACTGCAGGCGCTGAAGGACGCCGGAGCCGACATCACGCTGACCGGCTTTTCCGACGAGGACATTATCCTCGATGAGCCGGACGAGGCTTTTGAGGACAATTTTGACCCGACACCGCCGATGGTGCCAATGTCCAAGCGCGGCGACATTTGGCAGCTCGGCCGCCACCGACTGATGTGCGGCGACGCCACGGATTGTTCGGACGTGGCCAAGCTCATGGCCGGTGCAAAGCTGGCCCTGTTACTGACGGACCCCCCGTACAACGTGGACATTACCGGCGGTACCGCCGATCACCTGCAGATTCTCAATGACGACTTTAAGGCCGGCGCCGATTTTACCGATTTTCTGACCAGAGCGTTCCGCGCGGCGGATGCAGTGATGAGGCCCGGCGCGCCCTATTACATCTGGCACGCGGACGGTGCCACGGGGCTCAACTTCCGGGAGGCCTGCGCGGTCGCCGGCTGGCAGGTGCGGCAGTGTCTGATCTGGGTAAAGCAGAGTGCCACCCTGAGCCGTCAGGACTATCACTGGCAGCATGAGCCCTGCCTGCACGGCGAAAAGGATGACGAGGCAGCCGACAACGGGCAGCGGGATCTCGACCACCTGTCCTCGCTGTACGGCTGGACGGACGGCGCCGGCCACCGCTGGTGCGGAGACCGGAAACAGACCACCGTGGTGGAGTTCGACCGGCCGACGAAAAGCGCCGACCACCCGACCATGAAGCCGGTGCGGCTGTTCGACTGGCAGCTCCGCAATTCCAGCCGCCCGGGCGCACTGGTGGGCGACTTCTTCGCCGGCAGCGGCACGACCCTGGTGGCCTGCGAGCAGGCCGGGCGCGTGGCGTACTGCATGGAGCTGGATCCGCGCTACGTTGATGTGATCATCCGGCGGTGGGAAACTTTGACGGGCGAAGAGGCGGTGCTGCTGTGAGCCGGCCGAGGAAGAGCGCGGCGGAACTGAAGGCGACCAGCCGCCATTATACCAAGGAGGAGCTGGCCGTCCGGGAGGCCGGAGAACCGAAGGCGCCCGCCGCCGCGCAGGTAAGCCCGCCGGGTTACCTGCCGGTAAGTCTGCGGAAAAAGTTTGATGAACTGGCGGCGGTGCTGATCCCCATGGGCACGCTGACCCAGGTTGACGCCGACACGCTGGCACGGTATCTCATTGCTGAGTATAACTATCTGCGCTGCACCAATCGGGTGACGAGCGCCATTTCGGCTGGAGACACCACAGCGGCGGACCGCTGGACGGCGATGCAGGACCGATATTTCAAGCAGCTCCGGGCCGGCGCGGTCGATCTGGGGCTGAACGCCAGAGCGCGGAACGGGATCCGGCTGCCGCTGCCGGACGACGACACCGGCGACGGTGCGCTGTTTGGAGACTGACAAGCTCCGGGCGAGGGGCTGAACAACCATGAGCGCCGGGACAGTCTTTGCGGTCAGGCCGGTACTCCGGGCGCGGTACAGGTTGGCTGCGCGGTCCAGCTTCTCGCCGGGGGCTCGGGCAGGCCCCCGGCTGTATCCCTCCTTTCTTTTGTGGGCGCGGGCGCCGGAAGGCGCCTGCGTTCCGGGGCAGACCCCGGACACAGGGCTGCGGGACGTCAGCCGACCCGAAAGGGCGGCAAGACGACGGGCCAAGGGCGGCGACAAGCCGCCCATGACCCGCAGTCCTGTGTCGAGGGCCTGAGCAACCCTCGGACTCTTCTTCCTTTCTTTTCTGGGCACGGGCGGCAGCCGCCAAGACTGTCGCCTGTGTGCAGGACAAATCCCTCCACCGCGTTTCGCGGTCCCCCTCCCTTTGACAAGGGAGGCAAGAACGGCGAAAAGCGATGTGACGGAATTCAGCATTATGGCCAGAGCGTTTAACGCCGGAGCCGCGTGTCCAATTTGGACACCGGCTCCGGCGTTTTCTTTTGGAGGTGAACCAATGCCCGTGAGGAAAAGCAGCGGGCTGCATCATCCGTCCGCGATCTATGCCAAGCAGGTGACGCAGGGCAAGCTGATGCCCCTGTGCTGCAAATATGAGATTTTCGCCTGCCAGCGGCACCTGGACGATCTCAAACGCCAGGGCGATCCGGATTTCCCTTATGTCTTTGACGTGACCCGTGCAGACCGGATCCTGCGCTGGTTCGGCGAATGCCGCCAGGTGCGCGGCGTGGAGCAGGGTGAACCTATTAAGCTGGAACCCTGGCAGATCTTCGACCTCTCCGTGGTTTACGGTTGGGTGCACAAGGATACCGGCGCCCGGCGCTTCAAGCGCACCTATGAAAAGCGCGCCCGGGGCAATTTCAAATCCACCGAAAAATCCGGTCAGGGCCTCTACCATATGTGCGGCGACGTGATCTACCCGCCATATTGCCCAGAGGAAGCAAAGTTTGAGATGCAGCCGGAGGTGGAATGCGCAGCCGTGGACCGCGGACAGGCCATGCGCGTGTTTGGGGATGCCAAGGCCATTGCCCAGGCCTCGCCCAATATCGCCCGGCGGCTGATCATTCCCAAGGCGAACCCCGTAAAACACCGGACGCGGGGCGGCTTTATGCGGGCGCTCTCGAAGGACACCAAAAACAAGGATTCCGGTGCGCCTAGCTGCTTCATCCTGGATGAATACCACGCCCACACCACCAGTGACATCTACGATCTGGGTCTTAATTCCTTTGGCAAGCGGCCGCAGTCGCTGATGCTGGTGATCACCACCGCCGGCGACGACGCCGAAAATAAACCCTGTTTTACCGAGGAGGAATACGCCAAGCGGGTGCTGGACGACCCCAGCGTTTGCGACGACACCTATTTTGTCATGATCCGTGAATGCGACGAGGGGGACGACCCCCACGCCCGCGCAAACTGGGCAAAAGCTAATCCCTGCCTACGCTATCCCAACGATTACAGCCGGTACCTGCTGGAGCAGATCGAAGCTGAATACACGGCGGCCTATGGCAGCAACGACGCGGAGAAGATCCGCAAGTTTCTGACCCGGCGCCTGTGTATGTGGCAGACCGGCAGTGTCAACCGCTATCTGGACGAGCTGGACATGACGCGGCTGCAGGAGGCTATGGTGGGTCCGGCCTGGTTCGCCGCCCTCACCGACGGGCGGGAGTACTACGGTGCGTTCGACCTGGGCAAGCGCGTCGACCTGACGGGCGCGGCGTCCGTTTTTCTGCTGGACGACGGCTATGTGGCCATGGAGCTGCACGGGTTTATGCCGGAGGACGGCATCGGCCGGCATGAACACACCGACCGCTATCCCTACCGGGAATGGTGCCGGGACGGTTACTGTACGGCGACGCCAGGCGCGGTGACGGAAAATCGCTTTGTGGCGGAGTGGTTTATCCGCAACGAAAGAAAACACGGCTGGAAGGCCGCAAAGATCGCTTATGACGGGCACAACGCCACCGATCTGGCGATCGCCATCGCCCAGGAGCGCGGCGACGAGGACCTGTGCGTAGAGGTCTACCAGGGCTGCGGCACCCAGAATGTGGCCGTGAAGGGCTTTCGGGATCTGCTGCGCAGCGGGAAGGTTATTATCAAATATTCGCCGGCGGCGGTGAAATGGTTCGCCAACGCCGTGGAATATTCCAACGGCAACGATGAGAGCCGAATCTCAAAAAAATACAAGGACGACACCGCCCGCGTGGATCCCGTGGCCGCGGTCATGGACGCGCTGGTTCTGGCTATCACCCGGAGAAACAATCCGAGCCTGCAGGACCGGATCGCGGCCGGGCAGTGGGCCATGTAGGAGGAAACTATGAAAATGCTCAAATCATTGCACGATCTGCTGCCGGTGCTGCTGCTGCTTGCGGGCGCCGCAGCCATCGCCGTCGGCGTTTGGCTCATTTTTGAGCCGGCGGGGTATATAGCGGCCGGCGCACTGCTCATCGTGGGCGCCGTGATGATGATAAGGGGTGAGAGCAACGAGCATGACAAGACTTGAGCGCGGCATCCTCTCCGCATTTTCCCCAGGCCGGGTCCAGAACGCCGTGACGGCAAGCGCCGGGGGCGTGGTGATGAGCGCGGTGGGCAGCTACACCGGCACGGAGGCCGACGCCATGAAACTCAGCGCGGTGACGCGGGCGATGGAAATCCTCAGCGGATCCATGGCAAAGCTGCCCAGCTATTGCGTGGATGAGAACACTAACAAGCGCATGGGGCACCCACTGCTGACGCTGCTGAATGTGCGGCCAAACGAGGCCATGACGCCGGCAGTTTTTAAGGCTATGGTGGAGGGCAACCGTCTCTCCGGTGGAAACGGTTATGTATGGGTCCTCCGCGACCCGATTTCCCGGCGCCCAAGGGAGCTGATTCCGCTGCCCTGGGAACTGGTGCAGCCCTGGAAAGACACCACGGGCCGGCCCTGGTACACCGTGACGCACCCGTACAGCGGGGAACTGATGCGCTTGAGCTGCACGGACGTGGAGCATTTCAAGGGCTATTCGCACGACGGCTTCAGGGGTATGAGCGTCCTCGGCCGGGCCAGCGAGGTTATCGCGGCGGCGCGATCCGCGCAGGACTACGAGCGCAGCTACTACGAGAACAGCGGTACGCCCAGCGGTGTGCTGGTGGCCGCCGGTGATCTCTGCGGAGAGGTGACCAGAACAAAATCCGACGGCACCACCGAGACGGTAACGCACAGGGACATTATCCGCGAAGAGTGGGAGAAAACCCACGCCGGCCCGAAAAATGCTTTTCGCACCGCCGTGCTGGACTTTGGCATGGAGTACAAGCCCATCACCATGACGAACAGCGACGCGCAGTTTGTGGAAAGCAAAGAGATCACCGTGGAGGATATCGCCCGGTTTTTCGGCGTGCCTCTCAGCAAGCTTTATGCCGGGAAACAGGCTTACAACTCCAACGAGCAGAACTCCATTGACTATGTTGTATCGACGCTACATCCCATTGTGACCCAGTATGAGGAGGAGCAGACCTACAAGCTGCTTACCGACTCGGAGATCCGCCAGGGCCTGCGGCTGAAAATCAACATGATGGCAGAACTCAAAGGCGACAGCGCATCCCGTGGTGTCTGGTATAAGGCCATGCGCGAGACCGGAGCTTACTCCGCCGACGATATCCGCGCCAAGGAGGACGAGGAAGCCCTCGGCCATGACAAAGGCGGCGATATCTATTATGGAAACAAGAATTTTGCCCCGCTGGATATGTTCCGCGAGATCAGCTCGGCAAAGTCGGGAGGAAAAAACAAATGAGAGTGAAGTTGAGCGGAACTGTGATGAGCTCCTCGATGGCGCGCATCTATCAGTATTTTGGCTTTGACGCCTGCTGCGCGCGCGATGTGACCGACGCTGTGGATGCCTTTGCCACGGAACCGGACGAGGAAGGGCTGATCTTTGAGGTCAACTCTCCAGGCGGCAGTATGTTCTGCGGACTGGAGATGTGGACGGCGCTGATGGACGCAGCGCGTGTCCGGTGCCTGGCTGTTACCGCCGAGATCCAGAGCATCGCGGCCAGCGCGGCCAGCATCTTTTGCGCCGGATGCGACACCGTGCGCATCAGCCCTGTAGCACAGATCATGGTGCACCTGCCCGCCACCGACACCGAAGGCGACGAGGTGGAACATGGCCGCAGTTTGCAAATGCTGCAGGCGGGCCTGGAGAGTATCCTTAACGCCTACGAGGCCAAGTGCGGCGGCAAGACTTCCCGCGCCGAGCTGGAAACGCTGTGTCGGTCGCAGACCTTTATCACGGCGCAGCGCGCCGTGGATATCGGGCTGGCCGATGAGATTATCCTCTACGACAGCGACGATGAAACGGACCCCATGAGCATGGTGGCCAGCGTAGGCGCCGGCATACGGTGTTTGGCCGGCATGGGCGGGCTGCCGGATTATGAAACGCTGCGGGCGCGGTACAACGCGGAGACGGCGGCGAAGGCACAGACAAGCGGCGAGGGCGGAGGCAGCGGCGGTGATGAGCCGACACCGGTTTCCGCAGGAGCCGTATCTGATATCCCCCAGGCCGGGGAGCCGGCCATGAAGGACGACTGGCGGTACGGAGCCCGGATCGCCGTCGCAAAGCTTAAAGTTTGACAGGAGGAAATATCAATGGAACTCGAAAAAATGCTGAACGAACTCGCCGGCCAGCGTGCCGACCAGCTTACTGCCGCCGAAACGGCTCTCGCCGGCAATGACCAGGCCGCTTATGACACGGCCATGCAGGAGGTGTCCAATCTGGACACGCGCATCGCGCAGGTCAACAGCCTGATCGCGGCAAAGGCTGCCGTGCCGGCGGCCCCGGCGATCATCCACAAGACCACCGAGGCGGAGGACCGCGCCACTGAGCGTGTGCAGGCTCTGCTGCACGGCGCGGAAGTGACCTTCGACGTGGCAGAGGTGCGCGACGCCATTACCCTGGGTACCGGCAATATCGTGGAGCCCACCCAGGCGGGCACCAACGTCCGTGATCGGCTGAACCCCGTCAGCTCCGTTATCGACCAGGTGAGCGTGGTTGACCTGACCGGCACCGGCGGCATCGAGGAGCCCTACTTCAAGGCCGCGCAGGAAGCGCAGGCCGGCGCCGTAGCCACCCTGGCCGGCACTGCCCGAACCGCCACCGACCCCGTCCCGCGGAAGGCGGCCATCAAACCCTACGAAGTGAACGTGACCTCCTATGTAGACAGGAATCTTGTAAAGCTGTCCCCGGCCCGCTACATGGAGAAAATCCAGAGCATGGCCATGCAGGCCATGCGGCGCAAGGTGGCAGCCCTGATCCTTAACGGCGACGGCCAGGCTACCCCCACCATGTTCGGCATCAAATCCGCCAAAAATACCGACGCCGAAGCGCTGTACGCCACGAAGGCCATCGCCGCCAACGGCATCTCCGTGACCACGCTGCAGGAACTGTATTTTGCCCTGGGCACCGACAACGAGCTGGCCGGCGACGCCCGGCTGTATCTGGCAAAAGTGGACCTGGCCGCTTTGGGCGAGCTGCGGGGCACCAACGAGAAAAAGCGCCTGATCGACATCACCCCGACTGCCGGCAACCCCAACAGCGGCGTGCTGGCGGACGGCGGTGTGATTGTCCCCTATACCCTCAGCAGCGATTTGACCGCCGTGACGGGCGCGGCCGCGGGCGCTTCCGCCATCCAGACCATGTGCTACGGCAACCCCCTGGCCTATGAGCTGGGCCTGTTCGGCGGCTACACCATCCGCGTGGATGAGAGCTGCAAGGCCGTTGAGCGGCTGCTGACCATCCTGGGTGACGTCATGGTGGGCGGCAACCTGGTGGTGGACAACAGCTTCGTCGTCGCCACCATCGCCCCCGCGGGCTGATAAGCTATGACAAACACGGTACCGGATGATGAGCTTGCCGACGTAAAAACCTACTGCAAGTTTGATGATGAGCCCGATAAGGATACCATTGGCCTGATCCTCAGCGCAAAGCAGTACCTCGCAAATGCAGGCATAAACGAACCGGAGGATCCATCCCTTGACCCTCAGTATTACCTGATGGTCAAGGGACTGACACTTTGGTATCACGACAAGCGTGATGAGCCGGTTGCAATGCCTGTTGGTTTGCGGGATACCATTAATCAGCGTAAGTTCTGCGGTGGAAATGCCGCGGTACTGACGAAAAGTACATAAAGAGGAGGATGGAGGCGATCAACGTGCCGGTTGGCAACATGAACAGGCGCATTACCTTCCAAACCCGGGCGGGCGGGCAGACCGCCGACGGCGAACCCGCGAGCGGCTGGACCGACTACGCGACCGTGTGGGCCAGCGTGAAAGCTGTCAAGGGACGGAATTACTACGCCATGGGCCAGGAGCAGAGCGAGGCGACCCATACCATCCTGATCCGGCGGCGCAGCGACATCACGGCCGCCATGCGCATCGCCCTGGGCAGTCGCGTCTTTGATATTATCCCGCCGGTAGCTACCGACGAACGCACCCCGTTTCTGGTCCTCAGCGTGACGGAGCAGGTGCCATGAGCGGCGCCGGTGTCTGGTTTAAGGAAACCGGAACAAAGGCCGTGATCGACCGCCTGGCCGCCACGGGGCAGCTGCCCCAGAAGGCCGTGACAAAAGCGGCCGGCAAAGGTGCCAATGTGACGCGCAAGGCGGTGAAGGGCGAAGTCCCTGTCGGGGAGACCGGCAATCTGAAGCGCAGCATCATCCGCCACGGCGAACGCAGCAGGATCCGCGGGAAAAAAGTGTATGACGTTTACTTTGATCCCGGAATGAATGAGCTGCTACAGAAGCCCGTGAAAAAACCGGGCGCGGCAGGGAGTAAAACCACTAAAAACGGCCATGCCTATTATCCGGCCAGTATGGAGTTTGGCTTTTTAACGCGTTCCAAGGGCGGCGGGCTGAGCTATGTGCCCGGTTATCATTTTATGCGCCAGGGCGCGGAGGAGAGCAGCGCGGCGGCCAAGGAGACCATGACCCAGACGCTGATCGCCGAGCTCGACGAGACCTGGGGCAAGTGAGGTATTCATATGGCGACATCTATAGACGCAATCATCGTTTCCGCCGTGAGCGGTGTGGCTTCGCTTTCCGGCAAGGTCTATCCCCACGAGGCGCTGAAAGACGCCGCCGCGCCGTTCTGCTTTTATCTGCAGGAGGCCGGCGATGAGGAGCGCGCACTGGACGGGCTGACAGGGCTGAAAGGCGCGGATTACCAGGTCCATGTGGTGGCCGGCACCCATCTGGCAATGCAGACGCTGGGCGGCGCCGTGATGGCAGTGCTGCAAGCGCTGGAGGGAACAGAGCATGACGGGATTACGATCCAGGCGGCGGAGTGCCGTCAAACCCAGCCAAATTTCTATGAGTCCGGTGTGGGGCTTTGGCGCAAGCCGCTGTACCTGCATCTGGATTATCTGATCAATTAAGGAGGTAACCCTATGAGCAAATCCGCATCTGTCGGCACCACGCTGACGGTAGGCACCAAGCCCGTGGGCGGGCTGAAGTCCATTGACGGCATCGATGTCACCGCCGATTCTGTCGAGGTGACCGATCTCGCCAACAGCACCGGCTACAAGGAGTTCGTGGCCGGTTTCAAGGATCCCGGCGAAGTATCCGTTTCCGGCTATATGGATGGCGCTGACGAAGGTCAGAGCGAGATGTATACGCTGCTGAACAGCGGCGCGATCACAGATTGCAGCATTAAGTTTCCCACGGCCATCGGGAAGACCTGGACCTTTAAGGCCGTGGTAACCGAGTTCAAGACCGGCGTGGACGTATCCGACGCCATCACCTTCGACGCCAAACTGAAAATCTCCGGCGCGCCCACACTGGCGGCGACCCCCGCGGGCTGAGAGGTGAGATCCGATGGATAAGAGAGAACAGTGGCGAGTCGGCGAGGCCGGCGAGGTCATTGTCAACATGGACAAACCGCGCGCGCTGCGTCTGACCCACAGAGCCATGAAGACCTTTTCCAAACTCACGGCCTGCAAGCTGGAGGACATGGAGGACGCGATCCAGGATCCCGTGAAGCTGGAAGCGCTGTACTACTCTATGCTGCTGGCCGACGCCAAGGAAAACGGCGAGTCGTTGAAGGTGACCGATATGGAAGCCTTAATGGACACCATGACGCCCGGCGCGCTGATCGGCGCGGCCGGTAAGGCGCTGGAACTGGCCTACGCCGACGCGGCGCCCTCACCGGCGGCAGAGGAGGGCGACGAAAAAAACGCCGACCCGGCGGCTGGAACTGGCAAGACAGCCTGAGCCTGGCCGCCGTGATCGGGATGAGCCCCTCCGAATGGGAGAGGCTCACCCCGAGTGAATTTGGTGCCTGCGTTTCCGCCTGGATGGAGAAACGCAGGGACGATCAGCAGATCGCCCAGCGCAATATCTACAACCTGAGCCTGCTGATCCGGGCCATGGTATGGGCCAAGAGGGCGCCGGACTATGAGGATGCCTACGGCGGTGAAAAGGCAGAAAAAATGACCGATGAGCAGATGTACGCGCAGGTCAAGGCGCTGAACGCGCTGCTCGGCGGCGAGGAGGTGGACTGATTGCCCGCATTGAAAAATATCATGGTCCGCGCTGGCGCGGACTTTTCCGCCATTACAAAGCAGGCGAGCAAGGCGAAGACCAGTATGGCGGGCATGCGGGCTTCTCTCGCCGGCTCCTGCAGCGCAATGCAGGCGACGACGATGAAGCTCAACCGGGTGCTGGGCACCCTGGGCGTAACGCTGTCGGCCGCCGCGATCGTGGCGTTTGCCAAATCCGCCAAGACGGCCTACGAGACCCAAGTGGAGGGCGAGACCAAACTGGCCACCATAATGGGGCAGCGCATGAACGCCAGCACCGCAGAGGTTAAAAGTATCCTTGCGCTCACCAGCGCCCAACAGAAGCTGGGCGTGGTGGGCGACGAGGTGCAGCTGGCCGGGGCGCAGCAGCTGGCGACGTTTCTCAATCAGACGAAGTCGCTGCAGACCCTGATCCCCGTGATGAACAATCTCATCGTGCAGCAGAACGGCCTGAAAGCCACGACAGAGAATGCCACCACTGTTGGCAACCTGATGGGCAAAGCCATGCAGGGCCAGGTGACGGCGCTGCGGCGCGTGGGCATCACCTTTTCCGACGCCGAGGCCGCCGCCATCAAGTACGGCGACGAGGAACAGCGGGCCGCCGTGCTGGCTGAGATCATCACAAACAACGTGGGCCAGATGAACACGGCCATGGCGGCGACGCCCTCCGGCCGGCTGAAACAGGTGAGCAACGTCCTGGGCGACATCAAAGAGCAGTTCGGCCAGGCCGTGACGACAAGCCTGACCGCGTTCTTGCCGGCGCTGAACGGCATTTGCCGGGTGTTGGCCAATATGGCGACCCTGGCAAATATGGTTGCACAGTCTATCGCAAATGTGTTTGGCAAAACCGCAAAAAGCTCTGCCGCAGTGGTGAGTTACGGCGGGGCGGCGAGCGACGCCGTTGACGGATTGACGGATTCCACCAATGCGGCAGGCTCCGCGGCGAAAAATCTCAGTACCTTCGGCTTCGACACGCTGCAGAAGCTGAGCACTACGAGCAGCGGCTCCGGCAGCGGCGGCAGCGATGTCTCCACCAGCGGCAGCGGGATCTCCGATACCGGCACCGCAGCCGACGCCGCCAGCGAGAGTCTGACGGGGCTGGAGAAGGTTCTGAACCGGCTGAAGCAGACGGCGGACAGCCTGGACTTTTCCAAGCTCAATACCGCGTTCGCGGGGTTCAAGGCGGCACTGGCAGGGTTTAACGCCGGAATCGGCGCCGGGCTTGGATGGATTTACGACAATATTCTGGAGCCGCTGGCGCAGTGGACAATCTCTGACGCACTGCCGGCGTTTCTGGACGCCCTGTCCGGGGCGCTGTCCCTTCTGAGCAGCGTTATCACGGCAATCGCCCCGATCTTCTCCTGGCTGTGGGACAACATCCTGCAGCCCATCGCGAGTTGGACGGGCGGCGTGATCGTGGATGTGCTGAAATGGCTGGCCGGCGCGCTGAAGGACGTAAGCGACTGGGTAAGCGCCCATCCGGAGGTGGCACAGATTCTGGCGATCACCGCGGCGCTGTTTCTGACGGCGGCCAATGCCGGGAAGATCTTTATGTCGGTAGCCATGGGGATCGGCCAGACAATTCTGGCCGTGACCGGCATCGTGAAGGGCATCGGCGCTGCCATCGCGTTTCTGACGAGCCCCGTCGGCCTCGTGACGGCTGCTGTCGCGGCGCTGATCGCCGTCATCATCCTGTGCATCGCGCACTGGGATGAGATCAAGTCTTTCGCCGTCGGCTGCTGGGAGAGCATCAAGGACGCCTGGAACGCGGCCGGGGATTACTTTCGCGGCGTAGGCGACCGGATCAGCGAGGCCTGGACGGCCGTCACAGACCGCGTCAAGGAAAACGCAGCGACCGCTGTCAATGGCATCAAGGATGTTTTCGGCACGGTAAAAGACTGGTTTGAAAAATATGTGACGACGCCGCTGACAAATGGCTTCAGAGCCTGTATCAACGGTGTGATCGGATTTTTCGAAGGCCTCGCCAACAAAGGCGTGGACGCCGTGAATGTACTGGTGAACGCGCTGAACAGCCTGCACTTCACGGTTCCGAAGTGGGTGCCGGGTATCGGCGGCAGCATTGTCGGGTTCAACCTCCCCACGGTCGCCCATGTGGCACTGCCGCGGCTTGCCACCGGCGCGGTACTCTCCGGCGGCGCGCCCTTCGCGGCCATCGTCAACGATCAGCCGACGGGCCAGACCAACATCGAGAGCCCGCTGTCCACCATTGTGGACGCCATGATGACGGCGCTGCAGGGCTATGACGGCGGGAACGTGGATGTGAACGCAAAGGTGATATTCAGCGGGCAGCTGGCGCCGCTGGCGCGGCTGCTGAACCCCTATCTTGAGGCGGAGGCGCACCGGGTAGGTCCGCACGCCGTGACAGGAGGCGCATGATGCAGAATCTTGTGGGTATCGACGGCACCTATTACGACCTAGCCATCACCAGCCTGAAGCCGACGGCAAACATCACCGACGGCGATAACGCCGGCCGCAGTACCAACGGCATTATGATCCGGGACATCCTCGGCACCTATCTCTCTTATGTTATTGAGTTCGAGATGAAACAGTACGATCTGACGGAGTTCTCCGCGCTCGTGCGCAAGCTGCGGCAGCCGGTGAAGTATGTCAGCATGACCGTCCCGGATCTGGATACGGATATCACCTTCGACGCCTATATCACCAAGGTGGAGTATGAATACAAAGGCATCATCGGCGGCGTGAGGCGCTGGAGCGGATTGAAGGTGACGTTCACGCCCATGGCGCCGAACATCGAACCGTCGTGAGCGTGTCCAATTTGGACACCGGGAGGTATCCATGTCCAAAGTAACGATAACCTACAAGGATTACGCCGTGGGCGCGGCCGAGGCCGCAACGGGCACGGCCGCCGGCGCGGAGAGCTTCTGCGACCCGGCAGATCTGTTCGGCGGCGCCGACATCCCCAGGTTTGCCACGCTGGAGGACGATCTGTGGCAGCTGGACGGCAGCTGGCCGCTGTTCCCGGAAACGCCCGCCGCCGCGGCCCTCGGCATCTGGAGTGCGGCGCTCAGCGGCAGCGGCGGGGCTTTTGCCGCACCGCAGGAAGTGGATATCGTCCTGAGCGCAAATTTTTCAAGCACCGGCATCACGCTGTTTTTCGACCCCAACAGCGGCGCCCGGCCGGCGGCCGTCAAAGTGACCTGGTACCGGGATTCAACCCAGCTGGACAGCGCGGACTATGCGCCGGACAACGACGTCTATTTCTGCCGGCAGACCGTGGCAAGCTACAACAAGATCGTGCTGATCTTTTCCGCCATGACGGCCGCCAACCGGCGGCTGCGGCTGTCCCGCGTCGTTTTCGGGCGGGTGAAGGTATTCCAGCCGCAGGAGTATAAGGACCTCGCCATGAAGCAGCTGGCCGACCCGATCAGCGACACTGTGGAGGATAACCCCATGACCGTGACGCTGCGGCCGGGGGACGACGGCTGTGATTACCTGTTCCAGGCCAAGCAGCCCCTGAGCGTGGCCGAGGGCACGGAACTCATCGGCGTGTGGTACATCGATACCCACGATGAGACCGGCGTCAACGCCTACGACATCGCGGCTATCGGGTTGAAGGGGCTGCTGGACCGGCAAAGCAATCATATGGGCGGCATCTATGACGGGACGGCCGCCAGCGTGGTCTGCGCGGACATCCTGGGCAGCATCCCTTATGTGCTGGACAGCTCGCTGCGGGACGTGTCTGTGTATGGCTGGCTGCCCATCGCGTCGCCCCGGGACAACCTGCTGCAGCTCGCTTTCCGGCTGGGCGCCATTGTGGACGACAGCCGGCGCGATTATATCAGCATCCGGCCGCCGGAGACCGGAGACGCCACGGACGCGCTGACCGGCGCGCGAGCTTACGAAAAGGGAAAGATCAGCACGTCATCCCTGGTGACGACCGTATATCTGACCGTGCATCGCTATGCCGTGAGCAGCGAGACCGAGCAGCTTTTTTCCGGCACGCTGACCGGCACGGAGCGCGTGGAGTTTTCCGAGCCCCACAGCGGCCTGACGATCTCCGGCGGCACAATCGGCAGCAGCGGGGCCAACTACGCCGTGATCACAGGCACCGGCGGCGCCGTGACGCTGACGGGCTATAAGTATATCCACACCACCAGCGTGATCAGCCGGAGTAACCCGCTGCGCACGGCCAGCGACACGGAAAATCCCCGGAAGGCGGAGAACATGACGCTGATCTCGCCCAATGACGCGGCGGAACGGCTGGCGGCGCTGTATGAGCACTATCTGCGGGTGCGGACCGTTAAGGGTAAGTTTGTCACAAACGGCAACTATCCCGGACAGCGCGTGACCGTGGATGCAGCAACGGGGAAAACGCTGACCGGCAACATCGTGTCCGTGGACTGGAAGATCTCCGCGAATCAGGCCGCCGAGATGGAAATCCTGTGCGACGCGGAATAAGGAGGCGGGCATGAGCGCAAACGCAGACGGCAGCGTGACCGTATCTGAGCCGATGATTACAGCGGCGATCCTGGCGCCGAATCCGGCGAGTATCAACGGCAGCGTGACCGTGTCCATCACCGTGACGGACTCCACGAGAACGATCTATCCCTATAAACTATGCGGCGCGAGCCGCTGCGGAGGGCCGATATGAGTATTGCGAGCGCAAAAATCACCATCAACGGGACGGACTATGCCCTGGCTTACAACAGCACGTCAGGCCTTTGGGAGGCGAGCATCACGGCGCCGGGGGCCACGAGCTACAATCTGGCCGACCACGTCTACAACTGCAACGTAACAGCCACGAACACCGCGGGCACAAGCACGACCGTGAACGGCTCGACGCTGGCCGCGCTGAAGCTGCGCGTCAAGGAAACGGTGGCCCCGGTGATCACCATCACGAGCCCCAGCACCGGCGCGTATGTCTCCAACGCCCAGCAGCCTGTCGCGTGTACGCTGGTGGACGAATCCGGAGGCTCGGGCATCGACTTGAGCAGCCTTGTGGTAAAACTTGACGGCACCGCCGTGGCCGCGGCGACATTGTCAACCACGGCCATCACCAACGGATACAGCGTAACCTATACGCCGGCAAGTGCCCTGGCCGACGGCAGCCACACCGTGACCGTCGCCGTAAACGATTACGACGGCAACGCGGCCACGGGAAAGGCCACGACCTACACCGTCGACACCGTGCCGCCGACGCTGAATGTGACGAGCCCTGCGCCCGACCTTATCACCAATAACGCGAGCCTTGCCGTAGCCGGCACGACCAACGACGCCACCAGCACGCCGGTAACCATCGCGGTAAAGCTCAACGGGACAGATCAGGGGGCGGTAAACGTGTCCTCCGGCGCCTGGTCCAAAACAGTAACCCTGACCGAGGGCGCCAATACCATCATTGTAACCGCGACCGACGCGGCCGCACAGGCCACCTCCGTGTCCCGGACGGTGACGCTGGACACCACGGCACCAAGCATAAAAGCGGTCACGATCGCGCCCAACCCGGCCGACGCGGGCACCACGCTGACCGTGAGCGTCACGATCGAGTGAGGTGAGGGACAATGGCGGATACCATAACCGAGAGCGTCTATATCTCTGGAAATATATCCTACGTTACCGGCACGGTCAATGGCACCGCGTATACCTGGACGATGACCGGAGACCACATCTGGAGCGCCTCAGGTGTCCCCAGATCGGCTGACGGCGCATACGTCATCGCACTGACGGCCATCGATACCGCGGGAAATCAGCTGTCAGTGACGACCACAGGTTACGAAGGCTTGCATCTGAAAACGGACTGGACGGCCAAGGACTATTACAACGCCAAAGACCTCAACCGCGTGGGCGCGGCAGTGGCCTACATCGCCGCACAGCTGCAGGCGGCCGGGTATGCGTGCGAGGTATCGCCCACCATGACATGGACGGATCAGGGCTATCCGACGCCATCTGCTATGCAGGACTATCTCGCGCAGGTTCGGGCGGTAAAGGCCGCCTTTTACGGCACCGGCGCGCTGCCTGACAGCATGGCCTATCTGACCGCCGATGGCGCCAACGCGATCGAGAAACTGCTGGAGGAGATCGAGACCTACTATACCAACATGGTCAAGGGCACCGTGTGGCTGTGCGGGGTGTCGGCCGCCGGCGATCACATACTATAGAGGAGGCAAAAACATGATAGACGGAGTACCGAGCGCCAGCGGGCAGGGGTATCTGATCAAATCGATCGCCTCTTTTCTGGCGAGCTACCCTACATACAGCGAATTCGTGTCCGCGCTGGTGGCGGGCACGCTGCCCATCGACATCAGTTTCAACAGCCCCGGGTGGTCGACGCAGCCGACACCGCTGAACAAGGCCAACCTGCTGGACGACACTGTGGCGGCCGCGCTGAAAACGCTGGCGGGCCTGAGCAGCGATCCGGCAACACCGAACGCCGCGCTCTCAGCTCTGGCCACCGCTGTGGCCGGAGGCGCGAAAATCGCCACTGGCAGCTACACGGGCAATGGGCTTTACGGCAGCTCCCACCCGTGCAGCTTAACGTTCAATTTCGTGCCGAAGGCAATTTTCCTTCATGGCCCAGCAAATTATAATAATTCGGCAAGAATATTTGAGGCGGCGCTAAAACCATTTGCAATCATGGAGATGGATAATGGCGCAGAAAACCAGGTAACAACATGGGGAACTAATAGAATTTCTTGGTATGCTACCTCAAACGACTACGATCAGTTAAATCATTCTGGGTACTCCTATTCATACACGGTTCTCGGATAACGTTCGGTTTTGTGCCGAAGTATGTAATTATCCGTGCTGTCCCGTCAGATGGGTCATTATCGGCTTGGGTGGCTATATTTGCACGACTAACTAGTACGTATTCAAGCGGATATGATGGCTGGCGGTATATAGGCGCAACCCCACCCGCCACTTACACCAATACCCGCCATGCCAAAATCGATGGAACAACGCTTGCTTGGTATAACGAAAATCCACAGGCTTATGGAGACAAGGAACAGCTTAATGGAGCAAATATGCCCTACTATGCGTTGGCCATAGGTTAACCGAAGGCCACATAATAATAGCTCGTACCCGAAACATTTAACTGCGTGGCTGCCCCTAAACTGGAATCCATGGAATTTCCATAAGTGTTGTACCAATATAACGTTTTACCGTCGCTGGATTTTTTGGCCCAGCAGTAAGTTGAGGCTGTAGACCAATACGGGACTTTGTTTTGCACATAACTTGTAGTTATTTCTGACATTGGAATAGTCGTACACCCAGAAATTGCAGAGAAAGAAATACCAGAAGAACTTTGCGCATAAATCCACACATACTTCGGTACAAAACCGAACGTTTGAAATCCAGCTCCGCCCCCGGAGCGGTCAGCACGCCGATGATCTGGCAATGCCAAAATCGTGCAGGAAAACGGTATCTATCCCGCCCTCACCGTTAAACGACCGTTTTTGCCATGCAATCTAGGGGCTTATAAAGCGCACGACCGCGGCAAAACCGGACAAGCGTTGAGCGGTCGACGTGGAAAATCCGTGCGATCTCCGCATAGCTGGCGCCCTCATCCAGCAGCACCCGGATCACATTTTCCCGGCCGGAGAGCTTGGTATGTTTTCCGACGGCCCCGCGGGGGCGACCTAGTTTGACGCCCTCGGCGCGCTTGCGCTCCAGCGCCTCCTTGGTGCGCTGCGAGATTAGGTTGCGCTCGATCTCTGCGGAGAGCCCGAAGGCGAAGGCCAGAACCTTGCTTTGGATGTCGTCGCCCAGGCGAAAACCATCCTTGATCGTCCAGACCCGGCAGCCCTTATCCATACACAGGGCGAGGATCTCCATAATCATATAGAGGCTGCGGCCAAGTCTGGATAGCTCGGAGCAAATGATGAGATCTCCGTCGCCGGCACGGGCGAGCAGCTGCCCAAGCTGGCGTTTGTCCGGGGCTTTGGTGCCGGAAATTGTCTCCTCAATCCAGCTATCCACGGACAGGCCCTCCCGAGCGCAAAATTGTTTGATCTCATAACGCTGATTTTCTACCGTCTGCACGTCGGTGCTGACACGGATGTAACCATAGATCATTGTCGTATATCCTTTCACTATTTTTTAGGAGGTCTTAACAGTGGGATTATACTACCTGCACGAGAAAAGCGATGGGGCTTATATGTGCCCGCAGGAAGAGCCCTTTTCCGGAGCTATCGAAATGAACGCGGATCAAATGGATACATATCGTGCGTTCCATGGATTTGGCGATATCGTCGACGGAATCTTCACCGGGGCCCAGGCACTATTGGACGCCTGGAACAGCGAGCATCCGGACACGCCGGCGACGACGGAGGCAACTGCGCAGGACGATACCGACGCCATGCTCGTGGATCACGAGTATCGGTTGACTCTGTTGGAGCTGGGCGTCGCGGACAGTTCAACGTAAAGGAGGTGAATCATAATGCTGTATCGCACGCTGAAACGCATGATCGAAAGAGGCCTGACCGACGGAATGACGGAGAAGCTGGACGTATTCTATGCGGCCAACAAAATCACGGAAGCTCAGTACACAGAGCTGACCAGCCTGCTGACCGAATCTACCGCAGTCTAAGGAGGCAGCGCATGAAAGAGGCAATCATCGTGGCGCTGATCACCGGCGGGCTGTCGCTGCTGGGCGTGGTGCTGAGCAATCGGGCGGTCTACAACAAAAACCAGGCCAATCTGCAGACGACTCAGGCCGTGACCAACGAGAAAATTGAGGAGCTGACCCGAGAGGTGCGGGCGCACAACGGGTTTGCGCAGAAAATCCCGGTGATCGAGGAGCAGATCAAGGTCGCCAACACCCGCATCAAGGATTTGGAGGCGGTGTCCAAATTGGACACCGGGAGGTGACGGAATGAAAATAATGCTTGTATCCGGGCACGGCGCCGGGGACCCCGGCTGCGTGGCCACAATGAAGGGTGTCACCTACAAGGAAGCCGAGGAGACAATCAAGGTGGTTGATCTGCTGAAACCCCTGCTGGAGCCCTATGCCGAGGTCGGCGTCTACGACGAGGCGCGGGACGCTTTCAGGGACGCCAAGGCCGGGACGCTAGCCGCAAAGCTCAAGGGCTGGGATTACGTGCTGGAGATCCACTTCAACGCCTGCGTGGGCGACTACATAGGCAACGGCCAGACGACCGGCGCGGAGATCTTCTATCCGTCCAGAGGCAGATCCAGCGGCGCGGAAGACGCAATCATGCGGGGGCTCGCCGCGCTTGGCCTGAAAAACAGGGGAGAGCAAGCCGGCATCTTTGCCGTGATCAACACCGCCCACAACATGGGCTGCAAGGCCAACCTGCTGGAAGTCTGCTTTTTGGACGATGCGGACGACATACGGATATACACAAAAAACCGCCAGGCAGTGGCGCAGGCTATCGCCGACGGCGTGGTGTCGGCCTTCGGGCTGACGGAAAGCGAGGATGAAGTGAGATACGCACATCTGAAAGACATCCCCAACGACTGGGGGGCGCGGGACATGGTGGACAAGCTGATGACCGCCGGCGTGATCGCCGGGGACGGCAGCGACAAGACCGGCAACGGCGACAAGATCGACCTGTCCCAGGACATGGTCCGGCTGCTGGCGTTCAATTACGCGGCCGGTCTTTACGATGCGGCGTTGGAGGCCAAGGGGCTAAACCGCAATGACTAAGTCGGAGTATAAGGTCCGGTGGGTGCTGATCGTCTGGACGCTCGTCAACATCGCGGGCTTTGTTCTGGCGTTCTACGCCGTGCATGAGGCGTTTAGCGGGTCGTTGCCGTGGATCACCGGCATGGTGGGAGTATTCGACGGCGCCGTGGCCACGGTGCTTAACAAGGACACCGACAAATCGCGGGCGGAGAACACTGCCAACGGGATTGTATACGAGGCCGCGAAGGCAAAAAATTTTGGAAGGGATCTATAAGGAGGAGTAAAAATGAAATGGATAGATCTGATCGTGAGCGTGCTGGCGGGGCTGGCCGTGTGCCTGCCGCTGGCGGTGAAGCTGGCGCAGTCCGTCACCCAGGCGGTAAAGGAAAAGAACTGGACGCGGCTGCTGGAGTTCGTCATGAGGTACATGGCGACGGCCGAGACAAAGTTTGCCGACGGCGCGACCCGAAAAGAGTGGGTGCTGGCCATGGTGCAGGCATCCGCCAAGGAGCTTAACTACGACGTGGACATCGATGCCGTGGGCAAGATGATCGACAAGCTCTGCGGCATGAGCAAGGTGGTCAACGCGCCCAGCGAGACCGACGCGGCCAAGAGCTTCGCGTGAATGAGGTGGAAAGGGCCCGGCGATACCGCCGGGCCCTTTTATACGTTACTAAATTGTAAAAAAGTTCCGCCACGGCTTGCAAATTTACACGGAATGTATTATATATTAAACAAGAAGATTGATTTTCCACAATATTTTAGAAAATCAACTGAGATTTGAGTGCATTATTATCTGTATGGAATAATAATATTGGCAGAGGGACAAAATGACAGTAACTCAAATACAAAAGAAATTTCCGAATTATTATCCTGCTTGCGGTGTTCCTCCGCAAGCAAAAGAGCAAGATCTTAAGGTGTATCGAATTTGCAACTATGGCACAATCGACAAAAAAGCGTTCTATTCGCACTATGAGTTGTGGAAATACGAGGATATCACATTGAAAAACATGGAGCCCGGCTGGGAGGATGATATTTTCTATTATTCCGTTTCAGTTTTTAAAGACTACAAAGATGCCATGAGTGTATATAGATTGCTTTCAAAGTTCAATCCACCCGCAATTATTGCCGCCGGATATACCCGTGGGGCATTTGGCCCATGTCTACAAAATGCGAAAAAAACAAGCAACAGAAAATCGCATGTTGATTGGTGGCTATATGAAGATGCGCAGCCACAAGGTCTTTTTAATGAGGTTAAACTATAATGAATTATCCAGATCCTTATTTCGAAAATGTACCCAATGTCGGGAATCTTAGCATGGAATATGTCATCGTTGAAGATGAATATCCCTTGTTGTTCTTAGCAATTGATGATTTAGAAAGACGCTATCTATGTGTTTGCTGTGACATTAGAGGCTCGCAGCGATGGATTATCAATCAACTGCCCGATAAAAATATACTTGATTTGCTTTTAAACAAACTTACGTTGCGAGACGCATTTGTGGAAGGTAATCGGGCAAAAATTCTGGCAACTTTCGACTATGAAGTAAGAAAAGATGAATATGTGGTCGTTGATGGAGATGACATCCCGAAAGAAGATCTTCCTATGGAAGGTGAATACCTTGACGAAGATCTTGCGGATCATCTCCCATATGTGCTTAAATTGTGTGGAATTCCTGACAGAAATATTGAATATGAAGAGCCGCCAATTGTTATTAAGGATGCTACATTAAAGACAGCACTATCGGTTAATATACCGATCGAGGCAGATGTACCCACTAATTATTTTCTTTCGGAATCTCGTTTTCTATCCTCGAGTAAACCGGAGGATGATGATCTTTCTGCTGCATGA